CTATAGGCGCATTTATGTCGGTATTGTGTATGGTTTTATCATGAATATCCGGTGATTGTTTAGCCCATTGCAGAGGTGTTAGCCCAGCTTTGCTGCTTTTCCATGTTTGAAGCAGACTGTTCATGTCAGTTCGATTACTTTTTTGTAAAACATTTTGCATAATTTTGTTAACCACTGCGTCAGTTAGTGGTTTTCCTGTACGTCCGTACTTAACTAGTTCATTACGCAGCATACCAACAGATTTAAGAACGTCGTGTTTTACCATTTGTTCAGATAGTGTTGCGGTTTGTATCCAGCTATCAGGAGTTTTACCAGTGTCGGCTATAAACATATCATGCAACGATCTTGGTGTAATGTTATCGGTTCTGCAAATTGTTTGCATAACAGAATCAATATAATCGTAATCTAGGTTTTTACCAGCCTCTGCTGCAGTAATTAACTGTTTTTTAAGCTTTGATACACTTGATAATTTGCTGTTGTCCTCATTTACATCTTTACTTGCAAGTTCAGTCAATGCTGCTACCATTGTATTAATAGTATTGGCCACTTGCTTAACGCTGTGTGCAGCACCTCGATAATTAACATCGGAGCCTGTTAAATCATCAGCAAGTTGTACAGCTTCTCTGGCAGCTTTTTTACGAAGTCCTGCCATAGTGTATCGTCCTGCACCACCTAGTATTAGTATTTCGCTTTTATTCATAGGGTCTGTAGGATCTAAATGATAGACCACACCTTCTGCTACTGAGTTTTTTTCCAGCATGTTGTCTTGCATCGGAACATATGTTCCAAACAACGATTTCAAATTGTCAATTTGATCTTTAAGATTTTGACTGTTTGGTATACTGTTACAAAGATTTACCAGTGCATTTAAATGACGGGCTATTTCCGGACCAACTTGTGTTACTGCATCCATATCAACCCCTAATTTTGGAGTAATTAACGTTATTAAATGATTGTTAAGTTGGTCAAGGTTCATTTTGGTCTCCAATATGTACCTTGTATTTATTCTTCACGAAAAAAGTCCGCAACAGCTTACTGTTTCGGACTTTTAAATAAAGACTGAAAAAATTAAATATGCCGTGTTAACAGTTGATCGACCAGTTGCCGGCTTGCTAAATTTTTAGATTTACTTTCTGCCATCATATCGCCCCACTCTAAATGTCCAAGTGCCCATGTATTTAAAATTCGATGATTATACATATTACTATGTGCTCTCAAATCTGTTTTTTTATATTTTTTCAATAAAATCTCAATATCTGGCATTGTAGTCATATAATTTTGTAAAATTTCCATTTTCGATTGGCTATAATGGAATACCGGGCGTTGTCCGCACCAACTATCTATTACTTTATGCAATCTGTCGTCAGATGGAGACAAATATTTTCCTGTTTTAATCCAATTATGATGCAAATCAACGACTAGACCAGCTTTATCACCGACAAGTAGAATGTCATCTAACCCTGCTTGGTATTCATCGTTTTCAATGGTTAATGCATATCGAAGCTCTGTGCTCAACCTGTTCCATGCAGCGTTAAACCCATCAACGCCGAGTCTACCGCTTAGATGTACGTTAATTTTAAAATCTAATTTTGATTTACAGAACCCCATCTGGGATGCCATTGTTGCATGATATTCAAGTTCTTCTATACTTCTAGTGACTACATCCGGTTTATCAGACACTATACAACAAAACTGTCCAGGGTGAAAGCTTAGACGAATGTTATGTTCTCTTGCAAATTTGCCAATTTTGTCAAACTCTTTCTCGCAATATGTTTTAACAGCAGCTTGCTGCCAAAAATATCCATATGAGGGCTCTGTATACATTGGTAACAAATCGCTGCTGAGACGTAGCATACGCATTTCTGATGAAAAATCTGCAACGCGACCAAGCAAACGCTGCACACTTGCGAGGTTGTGTTGCATAACCGACCAAAGTTTTGCTTCTGCGGCATCTCGAGATTGGCGATTTAACCAAGCCACGGTTGTACCGCCGGTGTTTAACAAACTTTCAAGTTCTTTTACTTGCTTAGTTTTTTTCACATCCGCATTTTCAAGATATTTGCAGGCAAATCCTACTCTTTGTTGCATGTCTGTAACCATTCCGGCCAAGCCAGTTGTACTAACGTCATATCACCCTCATATTCGAAGTAAAGTGTCATAGCATGCGGCAGTTCGCTGGTAACTACACACACATCACCGTTGCATTGTTGTTCAACAAACCTGCGTAATTTAACCAAAGTGTAGCGGTGTTTCCACCAAAAATCTCCCCAATACCAATTTACACAGTAAGGGAACAACTCGTTAGGCCAGACACTGCTTCTCCTATCATAAAATAGAAGATCATTAGGAATTATATGCGGATCATGTTTTGTCACTGTTTGGAATACAATATATTTTCCCATGCGCTATCCTAACACAACTTTAACCCCAAGTCAACAACAAAAGTGACATGTGAGGTCCATGTTTTATGACAACTTCTTTTTTTGAGGTCATAGAATTTCTATGGAATGTAGAACGAACGTACCAAATACTGTGCCAACCATGGCTTCGTCCAATAGTAGTCTTACACCATTTTGTTATTGCAACAAGCTCGTCGTGATTACCGGGCAAGAACACTCGAACCGTACATCCATCTACAGTGTCTAACCTGTTTTCCACAAAATTACAACCACGTTAATATGAACAACGCACGATGTTGTTTGCGATCAAACCAAAAAAGGTATTGTGAATTATCAAGCTCGTGTACGAAATCTTCCCAATAGCCGTCAAAGTAGTCTATATATCCTTCTAAAGCCTCAACCAGAATGTTACCTCCCTGAGGCTCGTCAAACTGATCTCTACACCATTCTTTCATAAGGTGCAGCTTATCCATCTTTTCAGGAGGAATTTCTACACAATGATTTAACACCCAGCAAATTAGGTCAGGACGAGGATATCTGATAAATTGGGTTGGGGTGTATTTCATAGTTTAGGTTCAATTTTTTGTTTGTAGGTCACTTTATGTTTGCGATAATGCAGCCAATATCGTACCCTACTGTATAAATTTACAAGCTGTTTACATGCTGTCCACGCTATACCTGTAGCTAATCCGGCAACAGGTATTAAACACAACAGAGATAAAAATTTATAGTCAACCATGACTAGATTTTTTCACCAGGTTCCCAACCACGAAACCGCATAAACACAGGAAATCGCATGCTGTATAAATTGTTACTGGCTTGATTAAGGGTAAGTGCGTCGCATTTGATCTCACCAATTCGACCTTTGATTGTGGTTCTATTTTGCCAAATAGCGTCCCTCAACTCATCGCTGTATCCGCTGCCGACGCTGGTTTGAATGTGTTTGCCGTTGTCTACTCCTGCAAAAACACATGCGCCCATGGTGTGTTCATATTTGCTACCAGGCGTGCCAGCTACTACATCAACCAATTCCAGATCGATTGTGACAAAAGGCTTAATTTTCAACCAAGCGTCGGTACGTGTAGTCTCATAAGATGCAGCAGGGTCTTTGATCATAATTCCCTCATATCCAGCTGCTACAGTATCTCTGTTAAATTCGGCAAATGTTGCTTGACCTTCAGCAGTATCCAAATTTACCCAAAGCTTTGGTACAACATAAACACTACCATTGGAAATTTCATTCAATAGAGGTTGAAATTCAACCAATGCTGCATGACGTTGTGTTTGGGTTAGTGTGCATTCGCCGGCTTGAAAGTCATCTAATGGCAAACAGTCAAATAATGCCAGCTTAGCATCGGTTGTATCAACGTCATCTTTGCGATTGAGCTGTGACATCAAAGCTTGAAAACTACGGCTTACCATCTCACCGTCAAATACCATACTGGTAGTAATGGTAGGCAATAGTTTTGCCAGCTGCGATGCAATGTGTGGAAAATTTTCATTTAGATGACCGTCACGACTATATTGCGTAACAGTATTTTTATTTTTATCTAGAATGCTGATGATTCGACAATTATGAACTAGAACATTATTAGCAAAAAAATTACTAACATTTTCAACTTCTAAATCATAACGATCAAACTGCTCAGTAATTTCTTCGATTGCCGTAATTGTAACAAACGTCATAATATTTTCCTCAATACGAGTTAGTTAGGTTGACGGTATTGTATATTAATTCTTTAACTTTGTCAAAGCTTTTTTTAATGTCAATTTCCCATATCGTGATAACTGTCACATTAAATGATTCTATATGCTCCTGTCGCAACTTATCATTTTCCCAAATTTCTTGGGCAGTAGTAGGACCAATATGTAATTGAATGATATCACTTGGATAATATACTCTCGAGTCAGCATGCCAGTAGGTACCAAATATTTCTATCACAATTCTATATTGTTGCATCCATATATCAACTATAGGGGAATATATTCTGTTATTTTTACTACGCTTTTTAGGAAATAAATTGGGAATTTCGTTTTCGTGTAAAATACCTTGATCAAGTAACCAGTTTGACAACTTTTGATGCGGTTTTGTTAACATATGCTTGTCTGTAGAACGAGGTAGGTACCGAGCGTTAGAAACACCATATTTTTCCAAAAGAGTTGTTATTATTTTGTCTTTTATTTCTGCCCTTTGAAAAGGATTGTCAACCCCATGCCTATCTTGATTGGTTGATACCTTTTTTTCTTTTATTGAAGTTGATTTAGAAACATTATCAACGCCGTACCTTTGTTCTACAGTTGATTTATATTGTTCTCGTGTTGATAATAAGTTTGCAGATTCTTTAATACTCATAGTGGTAATTCCATTTATTCTGCACCAATCTCGTAAATGTGCTCCACTAATTTTAATTCCGGCCCATTCTTCGCTTGTTTGTTCCATTCTATAGATTGGCATTTTTTCAACTATCAACATTTGTCTTAACAGGCTTTCAAAAGGCTCTAATCGTGCCTGACTTTTCATAGTTCTACAATAATGCCTAGTACTAATATTTGTTTTTTTACAAAATTTACAATACGACATAAAAATACCTGCCAAGTTTATTATACCGTATTTATCACAGACTATAAACTTGATGGTGTATTACTTTATTTTTCCAGCAATTTATCACCAACTTTTAGTAAATCAACCCTTCGCCAACATTTAATATTTGGTAACCATACCCTATGATTACCAGTTAATGGCGGCAATAGTTTACCATTTTCTAATGTAATGCGATACCATTTAATTGTGTCATCATTAATATCCTTGGCATTTTTGGCCCAGTTTGTTATAGTATTAAACTCAATTTTACCAGTTAAGGTATTAAAGGATTTAATTTTACCAGATATTTTATTATCAACAACTTCAGCGATGGATACTTTTTGTCCATCATCAAATTCAATTTCCCATTGTGCCGACAAACATCCATCAAGCTTCATATCAAGAAATTTTGGTCCAGTCATTTTTTTGGGAAAGTCTTCACCATTTTTTGCAAGCTGACAAGAAAAAACAGGAATGATGTATTTGCGAGCGTCATCACCATTTTTTTCCAAAACTTTGTTGATGGTGATTTTTGTAACGCCACATTTTAAATTTTTCAGTAATATACGACGATAAAATCCGTTCCAATGATAAACAGACGCAGCATCTGCTGCTGCGCGTAAAACATCGCGTGCAGTGTTTCCTGTAAATTGCCGTGTTTCAAGTTTGTGTGCGAGATCAGTAAATTTCTGCCAGGTTAATGATGGAACAAAGTCGGAGTCCTCGTCATCTTCTATCAGAGGTACTTTCTTAACTCCGTATGTGCGAAGTGAGTCTAGTGCCATGAGCGATCCCTGGAAGAACTCAATAATTTTGAGATCCCATGCAGATTGAATGATACGCTCTTTATCTAAACGGCTTGTTGTGGCTTCAAGAGCTAACACAACATCTGCAGCTGATTGCATTTGGGTATCTCCTTATTTGTGAGTGAACTATAACATAACAACTATATATGTCAACAGCTAAGAGACTAACTTTGCGGTTGGTTGGGTCCATAGACCATATCTCCCCCGCCGAAGCGAAGGAAAATGTTTTGCGAAAAACCCTGCGTACAGGCAGTTTCCACAGATCGGTTTTCATGCTTGATAGTTGTCTATCGCTGGCGGTTGCCCGGTACCAGCATCACATGCACATCTTGAACAGTTGTTCAGCAGCGGAAAGCATACAAGGGAACCAATCAACCTTGTATGTTCTTGATCGTTATCAATGGTAGATAGAGCGATCCGTTATTAACCCATGCATAACATGGCGCGAGAATTTATCAACCTATTCCTGATCTTGGTTGTTGTATTCCGGGTTCGGGCTGGAGATATTTTCACCACGAGGACAGCCGATACTTCCCGGTCGAGCGAGTGATGCGCTCATTTGTTTGGGTTCCTGATGCAATAGCATCCCTTCCCCACGCAGATTCCATTTACTGCGATATCTTATCACTTTAAGGTCTAATACAATCCAATAAACATTATATGATCGAAAAATAAAAGATCACATTTATATCATTACTAAATAAAGTTGTGATCCGCGGATTCGACCTCCCGATCACTCTATCACTTTAGTGGAGTAACAGCATATGAATAAGTTAACTGATGCAATATATTATGTCTATTATTATTTAAGATCTTCTGACTCGGAGCACGGTAAGGCAGGGACGCCGTATTATGTAGGAAAAGGAAAAGGTAACCGAATAAATGGCAAACACACGGTAATTGTGCCCAAGGATAGTAAATGTAAAGTTAAAATTGCCAAAGGTCTAACAAATGAATGTGCAAAATTATTGGAAATACTTCATATTTCTGTTTGGGGAAGACTTGATATGAACACTGGAATATTGCGCAATAGGACAGGAGGTGGGGATGGTGGGCGTAGCAGATATTATTCCGAATCTGAATGTAATAGACGTAGTGTTCAGGCAAAGATGATTAATAGTGATCCTAAAGTCAGAGAGAAAAAGCGACTGGGAGCTATTGAAGCATTAAATCGTCCAGAAATTAAAGCTAAACGCTTGGCGGCCAGTTTGAAAAGAAGAAAAGTCAAGGCTGATAAAAAGCCAAAAATGACTTCAGAAGAAAGAAGTCAGTTAATGACACGTATTATGAATGATCCTGATGTAAAAGACAGGATCAGATCATCTGCTATTGTGGCTAATAGTCGACCTGAAGTGAGGGAACGTAAAAGACAAGCATCCCTTAAAGTTTGGGATGATCGCAAATCAAAACAGTAGCCTGATGCAATAGCATCCCTTCCGCAAGTGGTTACCAACTACCACCATCTCAGTTCATCTTATAAGTAGAGTGAATAATATTGTGCCTGTGATGGGTATAGCAATAAAGCATTATGTGGTGGGATATTGACTCCCACCACATAATTATTAAGGTTTCCAACCTGGGGGTGTAGCACACCCTGTTGAAAACGCTGAGCTACTATATGCGGGGAATGGATCAGCTTTATACTGAACATCGTGTTTTTTATGTAGTTTTATGCCCATCTTTTCTAAATTCTTTGCAGTATTATAATAGATGACCATGATTGCGTCTGGTTGAGTTGGATTATTGCGCCTAAATTGAGTAGTTACGGTTTCCCAATCTGTAGCTTTACCAAAACCAGTGCCAACTTCTTGGCTTACATAATTTAGGTTAGCTACTTGTCTGTAGTTTAGTTCTGGAGTGTTTAGTGTTTGTTGCAAGTTTCCTGTATTCGCTGTTGCAGCCTGTACTGCCGCCGCGCGTATGGCAGTGTTGTTTGCAACACTGCTATACACCCAAGATGCTGATACTCCTGGATGTCCGTTGTGCGGAAATACCGTAGCGACATCGGAAAACACACTTGGTATCTCCTGATATTCTTGAAACACCATAGCTCCGATAACACCTGTATTGGTAGTAGAGCCCCCTATACTGTTTACATAGCTATCCCTGCTACGGCTGAAGTAAAACTCAGCAGCCTGATTGTTGTTGAGTTTCCAACCCGGTACTGAAATTGTTTGACCGCTAGCTATTACGTAGCCTTGGCTGTTCAACCCTGCCGGTTTGCCTTCAAGTACATCTAAACCATCGACACTAAGAATAAACAACGCACGTTGATGAGATCTATTAGTTAAATCAATTGTGTAATTATTACCCTCACGACCTTCAATCCAAATAGAACCGTTGTGATAATATTCGTCTGCGGGTCTGCGTCCTAGTGGGCGTATTAACAGTTCGTATTGTTTAGCTGAATCAAACATGATGATTATTCCTTCATGCTCTTAAGTTCGCTGGGTGTGTAAAGTCCAACGGAATACAACTCTGCAGTACTAGCACCTGCAGTTTTTGCCGAACGCATACGAACTGTACTTGCACTAACTGCAACCATAGTTTCATGCATGTTGCCGGTATTGTAGTTAACACTGTTGCTGTTATTCATGCCAAAGGTGCTTCCAACTGAAAATGCATCTATGTTTGCCCCTAAGAATGTAAATGTCCAATCAGCCTTTTCTGCTGCTGCAACCATCTCTTTGATTTGACTACGGTTGTATTGATTTGAAGCATTTTCCTCCCCGTCTGTCATGATAGTAATGATTACACCGGGTCTGTCTTTCTTCCTACTTTGAGATAGTACAGAGTTAACACTTTCAATTGCATTACCGATTGCATCAAGAAGATTTGTACCGCCGCTTGGTCTATAGTTACTCTTATCTAACAGAGGAACTTCGTTTAGTGGACGATTATTGAAAACTGTTTTAATATGCGGGCTGTCAAACTTAATAAGGCTTAAGTAGCCTAGTCCTGCATTACTTTCAGCCTTGCGCTGACCATGTACAAATTCATTAAAGCCGGCAATGGTCGAATCCTGGCAGGTCAACATACTGCCACTTTCGTCTAGCACAATGGTAATTAGTGTACCATTTTTTCCTGCTTTTTTAAACTTGTATGATTTTTGTTTAGAATTTGATACCTGGACTGCTACTGTTGCATTAGTTGCTACGCCAGGGAACGGATTTGGTAGATTCATGTTTGCTCTCCGAGGACTTTACTGCCGAGATTCACCTCTCGGTCTTTCTGCCTCATATATCGTCAGCATGATTGCCAACAACACACTATATATCTAAGATATGTTCAACTTGCAATAACTATTTTTGTGAATCACAAGATTTTAGTTGCCAGATGCTATATAACCGATCTGTAGTTACAGCTACGGAACCGATACCCACCGCAACTACGTCGGCAATTTTGGAAAAAAATCAATCGTAGTGTTGGTTGCTTAGTTATTTTATATGTTCGATTTTTATTAATCGTACGCAACCCTACTCGTTAATTTTTAAATAGTAGGAAATAATATATTTGTCATGTATTCGTCGGCACCGTTTGGACCTAAAATGTTAGTTAAGGCTCGACGTGTGTGTTCGTTACGACGTTGTTGTATACAATAATTATTTTGTGCGGCAATTATTTCGTTTGAATTACCTATGTCCCCTAACGTTGGAAGATAATAATTCAACACTCGCACAGCTTCGTTACCAACTGTGTCCATTTCTTCTGGAGACGGACGGCATGCAAGCCAATGTTGCGAAAATATTTCACCCCATTCTGGCCGTTCTCTAATTCTACCTATGACTATCTTAGTAAACGGTTTAGTAGGGGTTACAGTTGGGCTTAAATCCATAAAAACCCCTGTAATTTTATTTTCGCCTGCTACAACATCAAATCCGTATATAGGTGCAGGATCGGTATGATGTGGAAAAACGCAGCAATGTATTGCTGCAAATTTTGGTTGTTTGAAAATTTGAACATGGCCTAATCGAAACTTTGAACTGCGATACTGAAAGTTTTCCCAACCATAATCGTGTGTTGGCAACAGATGTGACTCAAACTGTGATTGTAAAATACAATTTAAGCGTCTTGCAATTTCATCTACTTTATCAATGCAATTCATATAATTCCTGATATATTTTAATTATGTATCTAAATGCTATTCTTGCTTCATCTAGTTCTTGCCGATCTATGTAACATAAAAGTTGTTGACGTATATAGTCGACACATTCTTTAACGTTTACAAATTGCAAGTGATTTGTTGGCAACGTGAGTTTTTTAGCTATAATCTGACCGCCATACAGATATCCAAGATAAAAACAATACACTGCTCCTTTTAATTGACCGCTAATGCATGGCTGAAACATACTATTAATATAGTCAACATATTCTATTGTTGCTGGCATTGCGCGTACTTGCCCGCCAACACACTCACTTAAATCTTGTGCAAATTTATGACGACGACATATACGATGATCTAAATTTTTAAGTTGACGTTCTATAGCATCTGTTATCAACCATAACTGATAACATAAATTTCTATAGATATTGGGATCAATATTACCTGATATCAAATCTTTGGCCAATTGAGTAGTTTCGGCGATATCATGTAAATCTTTAACTGCTAAGCGCAAATCTTGTTGTGTAAACGATGTCATGCACAATTTTAGCTTCTTTTTGCAGTTAAACTCAATTTCATTTCGCTTAAAACTTCTAACAAACTTATCATTCTATGATATTCTGCTCGCTGATAGCGTTCTGCAAGCGCATCCCAGTCTTTACACATTGGACTAACTTTTGCCCGACTGTTGAAATTTTGTCCAAAACGCCATCCTTCATTTATTTTTCTGTTTAACCAACTAGCATGATTGCGCTTAGCTGCTTCTAGTGCAATTACTTTAAGTACATCTTCTTTAACTATTTCTTGCTTGTTGTCGTTTTGTGGATGTTGGCTCCAGGTAATTTCAAAATCAACTTCGGGTATCACAACATTTGCCTGTTGCGCTATCTTGTTTGCTTCTTCGCCTTCCAAATCTCTGCAAAGCACTGCACAATATCGATGTGTACCGTTGATTTTTCTATAGTAAAATCTTCTCGGTTTGTTGTTTGGTGTGAGTTCGGTTGCAGACAATATACCAGGCGGTCCGTCATTAGCTACGGACTTGAACCAGTTTACGATACTTTGCTTGTCAAGCTCTTTATCGGTGCTGAGACATATATAAGGATGGTTGAACATACACTATTTATTAAAAATTAATTAGATCGAACACCTGATACAACTCTAGGCCACACAGCTCCGGATGTTGGCCTAAATCCAAAATTGTTTACAGGATATACTGCTCCAATATTAACAAGTCTAAATATATTAGAACCAATTGGCACACCTAGTCCTGTTACAGCATCCCATCCGTTGGTTGCTGTATATCCTGATACACTGCCATATGCATTGTTTCCCGACGTCACGTCATAAAACGCACTAGTATTTGCATAAAATAATGTATTAGCCATCCCTATACGCCGACCTGTAAGTTGAATAAGTTGTGCAATCAGTCCTGCAATTAACGGCGCAGCAGCACTTGTGCCACCATATTGACTGTATGTGTTTTGCGATCCCCAATAAAACTGATAACCAGTGTTTGGATCTGCGTTAGCAGACACATCTGGAACTCCGCGTACAGCAAGAGACGACGATGTAAGTGACGGATAGGTTTTTATAGATAACCCAGTTTGATATGATGGCAGTGAAAATACAGTACTAACGCCACCTCCAGAACCAGACCATGCAACTTCATTTAATCGCATGCTGCTAGATAATGTTAGTGTGGTGCCGCCGACTCCAACAACATAGTAACTAGAAGCTGGATATAACACCTGTTTAGTATTGCTGTTAGCGTAAGAGGACCCTTGGTCTCCGGAAGAGACACAAATGGTTATTCCTAATATTACAGCCTGCGCAAACACTGCTTCTACCGCTGCTATTGCAGAACTGCTCCATTCGGTCTCGCCGCCTGCCCAACTAATGGAAAGCACACTTGGAGAATTAACCTTGTCATGTATAGCAGTATTAATTGGATCTTCGAAAATTGTATTTGGTGCAAAATAAATTGCCAGTTTTGCATTTGGAACAACTCCACCGCAGACATAAATGTCTAGCATAACTTCTGGCGATGCACTGCTATCTGTTGGGTTATTTGTTGCACCATTTACATCTATATCTACTGTTTTAGGATTTGACAAGCCTATTCTTCCAAAACTAGATGTTAAATTTTGGGTAGTATATCCGCCTCCATATTCAATAATACCTACACATACACCATATCCGTTGCTGAGGGGGAAATTATATGCAGTGGCAACTTGTAACGGTGTTAACGCAGATTGTATATTTGCACTTGTATTGGCTGAAATTGCATGATGTGAAATTTTTGCAGAATTATGTAATCCTCGTATATATTCGATTATACCTTCTAGCTCTGCTGGAATATATAAAACTCCGTTGTAGCCTGTAAAAACATGATTAGGTGTTTGTATAGTTTGTAAATTTGTTTTAAAAGTATTATTAAAATTTTCAGCTGTGCCTGAAATTTTAATAGTTGCTGCTGCTGGTGCAACGTCAATTACAGTAAGACCGACTTGGTTAACAAATTCTGTTACAAGATTTATATCAGAAGATGTTGAACTGTAATTTTGTTCAAAGTCTGCATACGAGAGATGATCGGTTATCCGACCATTTGCTATTTGGTTTGCATATCCTATCATGGATAGACCGTTGTATATTGGTCGCCTAACCATGATATTTGCAGTAACTATTGAACTCCCATCTAACGGGCTAATAGCTATTGCGTCTTTTGGAAAAGATTCCATTGTAGTTGTTAACTGAATGCAAGATAACAAATTCATGTTATGACTCTGTTTGCACAAGAGTTAATGTAATTGTAATAGCAGCATTCACATTTGATGTGTTAACAACTTTCATTTGTATTGCAGTATTAATTGTGGTGTTGTTATTCCACCCGCCTACATACGGAGTGAATACTACTTTGTCAGCTTCCGTTGTAATTGCTTCGGCAATTACCCCGCTACCTGGTGCAGGATCAACATTTATCGGTCTAGACAAATCTGCTGATTGTGACACTGCGCTGCTATATATTGTTACCCATGCAGCCGACGATGTTTGTATAGACAGCAAGTTGTACGAATGAAACCCATTTACTGACACCAAGCTGCTTGCATTAGGAGCCAATGTAGCAGTTGTTACAGATTGGGATGTTCTTGATGCCAACGTGCCGGCACTAGCTGTACCTGCAGGACCTGTTGGCCCTGTATTAGCAGCAGTTCCTGGTACGCCTGCAGGACCAGTAGGTCCTGGTTGTCCCGCTGGTCCGGTATACCCTGTTACCCCTGCATTACCTTGCGAACCTGCACTCCCAGTTGGTCCGGTTACAGAGCGTCCTGTCGGACCCGATGGTCCTTGAATTCCAGTAGGTCCGGTATAACCAACATTACCTTGCGATCCTACATGCCCTGTTGGCCCTGTTGGCCCTGTTGTAATTGTAGTCATAATAGTTCTCCTTTCACTTACAATGCTGTAAATGCAAATGTTAGCTGTATTTTGGGTACATCGTCACCTATACTGTAGTTACTACTACCCCAGCATTGCACTGAATTTCCGTAAGATGTAGCAAGTAAGCGAAACTGGGTTGCGTTATATACAATTGGATATACCTGGCCTCCTATATTGCCATTTGTCAATATTCCAGCAGCACCTGGGATTATATACGGTGCTAAGTTCCATGTGTTTGTTTGTATATTACCTGTGTATATGCTTTGCGATGCCAGTGTTGTGTCAAACTGCAAGCTGTTAGGCAATGTTATAACATAGTCGCCATTCCCTGCAGCACCGCTCCCTGCTGTTTGCATATATGTAACAATTATTTGCCATTGTTTTGTGCCAACTTGCCGGTAGCTTATGTTGTCAGCTGCTACCGTGCCTTTTGTTGGTGCAGTAACAGTGGCTGCAATTGTAATCGATCCTGCACTTGTCCACGCAGGTATTGCAGGTCCAGTTGGTCCAGTTGCCCCTGTAGGCGACCCTAACGGTCCGGTTGGACCAGGAGGCCCAGTAGGACCACCAAGTGGTCCGGTTGGTCCAGTTACTCCCTGTAAACCTGTCGGCCCTGTTACAGGAGCTCCTGTAAGAAACGTTGTAACATCAATTGTAGAGTTAGCTAATGGCGCAACTACAAATGATATTTGAGATCCTACAATAGTATAATTAACGTTTATCGTTTGTATCAAGCCGTCAACATTTACTAACGCATTGTTAGGACTCTGTGGTATTACACTTAACGTAAAATTAACAGTAACTCCGTTACCAGTAAACGAATCAACAACTAACGAAGTTAGTAATACTCCTGGTACACCCTGTGGTCCTGTTGGTCCAGATGGGCCTGTTGCTCCTGTGTAATTTAACAACCAACCTTGCTGGGCGGCCGACCAGGTCCATGATCTAGGACCTATACTATAAACTTCACCGTCATACGGGCTTGGAGGAAATGCTGACATGATCTTATATTTATGTTATCATATTGTTGGTACATACGTGATAAATACAGTTACTATATAACTAAGGAAACATCACATGAAAAAATACATCATTGCAGCATTAATGCTGACAGTTATATCAACACCATTGTTAGCTGCGCCGCAGGCTCCGGCCCAACCAATTGCTGCTTGTCAGGCACAAGCTCCATACGGATTTCCACAAAGCGCACATCCGGGAATACCGCTGTGCCATCATGCATATGCTACATTTGTAGATCCTGTTGCAAAGATTCCGGAATGGGTTGTATACACACTCACATCGACACACGCATTAGGATGTTTACCACGTACAAATGCGTTTGCTGCTGATCAAAGTTTTGCTGGTAGTGCAACTCCGCAAGATTATGCCGGTACTGGGTTTGACAAAGGACATATTGCTCCTGATGGCGACATGAGTTTTGATAATCAAGCTGAAAATGAAAGCTTTTTAATGACCAACATGAGTCCTCAAGCTCCTGCATTTAATCGTGGTATATGGAAGTTGCTGGAAACATCTGTTCGTGGATGGGCAGTACAAACTGGTCATACGTTTACTGTGTATGCTGGGGACATATATGGCGCCGGAGACAAGACAATAGGCAACGGTGTAGTAGTTCCGCACGCTATGTTTAAAATAGTCATAGACGACACTACTAAACAAGTTGCAGGCTGGGTATTTCCACACGTTGCCCCTTACCCAAATCTCGGAAACGACCTAACAAAGTTTCGTGTAGCAGTTGCTAATATTGAACAAGCCTCTGGTATTAAGTTTGGATTTCCTGCAGGTGCAAGTGAACTTGCAGCAGGTCAAGAATGGAAAGTAGATTTTGGAGCGTTAACTGCGGCAAAAAGACAAAAATGTGGAGCTAATGCAGCGGTAGACTAATATTATTACAATGCCAGCAAGTGCAATACACTTGTTGGCATTTTTTTTTGACATTGTGCGTAAACAAGGAACTATATCAATGACAACATATTCTTTCTATCCGCCAGATATTGGAACTGTTACAACTCTCGATTCGGTTGATAGTTCATCACAACATATAACAATCAGTTTAAATGCAAACATTGTTGACGATTTGAGATGGATTAACTATTATAGAGCTAAGATTGATCGCGAAAATACGATGCGCGAAACAAACCCGGCGTTAAAAAATACATGGGACTCTTATCAAACAATGTTAGCAATAGTTATGGATGACGTGTGATAAAAACTTTATGCGCAATGCGTGGAAAGCGACTTGGGGATTGTGATTTTAAATCGCAAGAGATAAAAATAATGAAAAAAAATGACAATGAAGTGTCAATTGGCACAAGCCTGAGGGCGGCGATAAATGTTGGCTTTGCAAATACCTTTAGTATGTTTTGCCGCCCTATTCATGCGGCAAAAACGATCATCGGTTTAGAGAAAGACAAAAGCATTATGGTGATGATAAGAGATGAAGAACGTCGTATAATGAAAAATAAAATTAAAATTTGACGTTATTTCAAAATAAAATTTTCGTACCTTGGAATTTCCCACACTCAAGTTGAACGGTGAAAAAAACTTTATGATATAAATAACTGCATGTTCGGAAAGATTGCAATTATACAGTTTTTTCTCATGCTTGCTATGGCAGGCGCCGGTGTCGCATATTTTCACTACACAGAAGGCGTTATAAACGGATTGCACGAAGACAATGCTAAACTTCAAGTAGCTGTGTCAACACAACAAGCAACTATAGAAGCACAACAAAAAGCAGCCAAAGCACAAGCAGAACAGACAGTAGTTTTGCAACAAACCATTGATGATGCAGAAGCACAACGTAGAGAGCTTGCAGACAAGCTGCGCAACAAAGATATAGCTGCTATGGCACGAGCAAACAGTGTTGAGTTAGAACAACGTATAAATCGCGCTACAGCGCAAGCATTTAGTGAAATAACAAAATTAACAACTCCGCAAGATAGACCAACACCTGCTGTTGCTACAAACACAAACACAAACACAACCGCAGCATCTTCACCATCTAAACCGGTTGTAACAACACCAATCCCAACAACTAGTAACACACTTAAGCCGTCTAATTATCAGCCGCCTCCTAAGCCACCTGCTTCTAGTAAAGGTGCAACTCCGTGATTAAGAATATCGTATGCTTGTTTGCTGTGTGTGCACTACTAGCTGGATGCGGCAGTGGAACAAG